TGATTCAAGTCCGTCCTTAAAGCATACCTTTGTTTCGTCGGTACCACTTAGATAAATGGTTTGAGGATTATAGTTGTAGAAATCCAACCGAGTATCTACATAGGTATTCTCGTAAAGCAAAGCCCCACTAGAGGACTCAGTGACTAGATTTACTTTACTCAGGAAAGCGTTAGGTTGTTGTGTTACAATGTAAAGAGCTTCATCTTCAAAGTTAACCAAGGAAATGTTTCCCGGTAGAACCCATTTGAACCAACTGTTCATTAAAGCCTTGCCTTCACTGACAAGCCAACGATACATGTAGGTGGCATTTTTCTCTTGATCTGAAAGTAGAACAAGAGTATTAGTAGTAGTGCTTCCCTTAAATGACGTAACCTTAGCAGGCAAGTACGAAGGTATAGGTTTTGTAATGTCTGCTGTTTGAGGTTTTGTATTGGAATCGGTAATCAAGATTTCTCTGATGCTGGATGCTCGTGAGCTTTGATCCAGAATCATGAAACTATTACCAGCATCTACTGGAGCAACGTTTGTATCTTGGCTGAATGTAGAAACTAGGTTAATTTCAGCCGTTGAAGGACTAAAGGCTTCAGTAGAGGTTTCTAGAATGTACTGAGCATTATCAGCAAACAGCATCAATCCTCGTGGAATCTGAAGCGAATGCCTTAACTGAATAGGTTTTTGAGATCCACAAGAAATATCAACCGGATCGCTATTGACAATAGTGATAACAGTACTAGCAAAGAAGTCAAAGTAACTTCCAGCTTGACTACAAATCACATTATCATTACTGAAGAATACTAAACGATTCTTAAAGAAGTTGATACCGCTAATGGTTGAACCAATAAAGGTTGGATCTGGATTAGATTCAGTATCTCCAACAACTCGATCATTCCAATACTGATTGGCAGCCAGGTCTACAGTACCAGTAACCGATGCTACGGTGTTAATCGTAAACGTATCTCCGAACTCCGAACTAACCACATTAGAAGCGGTGTAGTTACGTCCAGGGCGGCTAATTTCAACACCATTGATTGTGTTAGGAAAGGAGGTGACAATAGTCAAACCAGCCTTTGTTGTGGTCAGCGGTGCTGCTGGAGCAAATGCCCCATTTTGAGAGATCTGTTTGTTGCCAACCGTAATAGGATTAGGCGTGGTAGTTTCAGCAATCTGAGAACTATTCACATACCAGCGGTACCTAGCAGTTGGAACGCCACCAATTGTTACATATACCAGCTGAACATAGTCAGTTGTGGAAGTATTTGTAGACGTGGCGGTTGTCGTGCGAGTATAGGTGCTAGTTACCCTAAGACGTAGATCTGCCCCAGAACCTCCACTTACCGGAAAACTTTCTCCAACCTGATACTTGCCAAAAGAATTATTGGTAATCGATATTGTTTGAGGAACACCAGTCAGTGTTGCTGTTGGCGTAACTGCTGTTTGATTTAGATTACGATAGGTGAAGGATCCATCAGCTTCACGAATAATAACGTGAGGCATTGTAGTACCATTAAACCTGAGTGGTACGTTGTAGCCAATGGTTTCTTTCCACGAACCAGCTCCATAGGAACCACCACCATCCGTGGTAAACTTTACATAGTAATCATCACCTTTGGTGTTTGCATCTCCAGCAACTTTTATGATAGCACCATCCTTAAATTGCTGAGGCAGACTCGCAATAGACGGTACTTCACCCTTAAAGGCCTCTAATGCGCTTCCAGTGGCACCACCAGAGGCTTTAATGGTAAAGTCTGCTCCGGTATTTTTAACGATATAGATGGCGTTACCAACTGCTGTAGCAGTGAAAGTACCGCCTGCGTTAATCGCTCCAGTCAGACTTGTAAGTAGGTCATTAAGTTTATTACTTGTTGAAGCAGTAGTAACAGTATAAGAGGTCGCATCCAGGGTTACCGTGTAGGTAAGATCGCCACCCACTGCATTGACTACTGCAAATGCAAAATAAGATTGAGCAGGACTAGCTGCCGCAGCCATTTGTGTGACTACTCTTTTGTTCAGAACAAAGTAATAGTCATTGATTTGCAGCAGAGCCAGATCCGCTGAATCAGAATGCGTTGCGTAGGTTGTGGCACTAGCAGCTGGAGTATTGATTGTTTTAGGAACACCAGACTCAGCATCCCAAATCTTCAGTACGCCAGCCTTTGAAAATTGAATGATGTAACGCTCTTGGTCATCACGGACAGCCATGAACCAAGTGCCATCTGCTGCGGCTCCACTCAGCTTTCCAATACCCTTGAGACCTGGACGCTTAATTAGTCCAAAGGCGGGGTCTGGAAAGTAATTAGTACAAGACCTAAGCTGCCCAGCAAGCTTATAAGAGTCTGCTTGTTGAGAAACCCCACCAATCAGGTTAGGAATTTTCTGAGAGATAGTAGCCATTAGCGTGCCAGTGCTCGATATGGTGTGAATGAAATGTAATAATTCTGACCAGTCTCAATTCCAAAGATGTTAGCTTCGGAGGTCTGCGTATCATAAGACAAGCAGTTGGCCCTGGCCATGCCCTCATCAGACTCAAAGATCTTAAACTTCACCGCATCAATATCGCCTGCCACACGATCATAAAAGATACGGGTGGCCTTGATGGTGATGTAATCCTTAAAAATTTGTGGAAGATCCTCAAAGTCGAATGCCCAGATCACATCACAGTAAATCGTGGTGTTAGCGGGAAAGGTGTAGGTATGATTGATTTTATCGTAAAGCCGACCTTGGCGCAATACGGTCTGGTATTTTTGTACGTTAGCAATCTTGTTGTCTGCAATTTGCAGAACAGTATTTGGCACAAAGATGTCACCATTCACATCGGAAACGAATGGATACTTGTATTCAGTATTGAAGTTCCATCCTTCTCCTTGAACAGAACGGTTAGCATCATCAAGAATGCTAAGTGCCGTAGCCACTTCAGGATTAAACGAATCAAGAGAAGTCACCGGAGCCTGTCCGATGCCAGTAAGCATTTGATTGACAGCTTCAAGCTGCGTGGTAGCAAAAGTCATTGGACAGACACGGGTATAAAAAAAGGAGGCCCCCGTAGAGACCTCCTAACTTGTTCCTAATAATCTCCAAATTAGGAGTTATCAGACGTTGCGGAATGCACCGGCACAGGACACACGCACAGCACCAGCACCATAAGCCAGCTTACCGACGATCACGTCGCCTTGGTAGATGACCTTGGTATCGGCACCAGTGGTCTGGACCGAAGGACCAATCGCCTCGACAACGCCAGCAGCGTCACGATGGAAGATCAGACCACAGCTGTTGGTGAAGTTCGAAGCAATACCGTAGTTGTTGTTCTCACCGGTCACAGCAGCTGCGTCGATGTTGGCGCCAGAAGCCGAACCATACTTACCCAGGAAGGGGATGTTGTTCGACTTGTAGATGCGGATACCAGCGATCTCATAGAGACCTTCGCCGCTGTTCAGGTTGCCCTGGCTGTTACCATACTCACGATTGAGGATGTTGGTATCAACCTGGCTGATCAGGGCGTAGTACTGGCGGGGGCTCAGAACGGCCACACGACCATCCTTAGGAGCAGCGATCTCATCCAGGCGAGCAGCGGCTTCAAAGAAACCGTCCACGAGGGCTTGAGCATCATACTCCTTGGAAGCACCCAGGTTAACCTGGAAGCCACCGGGTTCGCCGGTCACAGCAGCGGTCAGGCCCGAAGCACGGTCCAGAACGCGGAAGATACGACGGTCATAGAATTCAGCCAGGCTCTGGCCGATCTGACGGGCGATGGGGCCACGGATGTCATACTGAGACAGGGTCTCGTTCAGATCATACACAAACGCGCTGGCGACCAGCAGGTCATCCATTGCGATGGTGGTCTCAGCCACAGGAGGGTTGCCCGAACCGAGGATAGCGGTGCCGGGGGTGTGGTAACCAGCCGAGATGCGACCGGTGTGAATGAATTGGGCTTCCTTGCCGTTACGCAGGGTACGGTTCTGGACCAGACCCTTGGCAATGGTAGCATTACGGAAAGCTTCATACACCTCGCCGGTGAAAAGCTTCAGAAAGAGGGCTTTAGTATCGCCAGCTTTATTAACCTGGCCGAGTTGGGTAAGAGTTGCAGTCATTGTCTTTTAAGAAAATAAAGTTGATATAACGTTTCCAAGTACTTGGGTTTTAGGATCCTTAATGTATTCAGTTTTTGGGTAATACGTCCGTTGTATTGGGTATCCAGCGCACCGGGCCAATACTCCAGTCATGACTGGGTTTTTAACGAGGTTAGCCCATCCTCAAGGCGAGACC